TTGTGATCGTGTGGGGGTTTCTACAGATCATCCTCACTATGTTTGTGCTGATGCATTAGAGTATGATTATTCATTTGGAGAACTTATCGGTATTGAAAAGTTTTTCTAATGAGTTCAGGGGTTGACGGGGCACTGGTTTCATCGTATATTGATCTCGTGGTTGAGGCACTGGCGCCGAAACCCAAAATGGACACACTGCCGAATTTCTTTTACTATGGAAACTCAAAAACTAAATCAAGGAATCCGAATTCCTCAGCAATACGTTGCTATCCCCAAAGACAGTTCTCTGTATGAACTGAAAGCACAGATTGAAACTTATGTGCGCCCAGAATACGAGACTGCAGAATATGTTCGCACTGAAATCGTTTCTACTGGTGCATTCAAACTGCGAAAGAATGTAGGACGATTCAAGGGTAATGATGCAAAAGTGTATGAGACCGTTGCAAAATCCTTAGAGAAGGGATACAAGCAAGGTAAACTTCCTCCCATCGTTCTCGAGAATTCCGAAACGAATGAACTTGAGAACTGGTTGCTGAATGGTAACCACCGTTGGATGTGGTATTGCAACAACGGATATGCCTGGATGATCGTTGATGTCTATCGCATCAAACCTGGATTTGATGAAGGTGATGTGATGGATGAAGTTGGTCTTCTACACCAACCACAACCCGATGGTTCCAGTTCTGTTTTTGATGACTACAAAGCACGAGGTATTGCTTGGGTGCAACGCCAGAAACTGGAGGATCTGGTTGTGACTCAGGAAGATGTTGATTCTTGGGTTGATAAGTATGCCAAGAACGAAACTTCCCTAACTCGCACCAACCTGAAGAGGGCAATCTTCAACAACACTGAGAAGAATTCTTTTCTCACCAACTACACTCGTTCTCAGGTGATTCGCCTATTCAAGGATTGCAACATTGTAATTCTTGATAAGAACGATCAAATCGTGACTAATGTTGTTGATCGCCTGTTTGAGGCAGGTCAAGATGTGTGGATTCGTGATTTCCTTCCCACTTTCCTCCGAGATGCTGCTCGTGGCGTCAAAACCCGCCTGAACTTCTATGTGAATACTACTCACGCAAAGGATGGACTTGCAGTTCTCAAGATGATTGAGAACCGTATCAACCAACTGGAGGATATTCTGACCAATCTTGATGCCATCAACGGCACTGGTGCGGTGCTACGATCTTTCCTGATCTATGGTTCTCGCCCTCCACACATTGTGGATACTGATCCCTCCGATACTCTGGTTCCCATCCAGTAATCCACTTTCATAACTGTCACACGGGGTCCTGCGGGACCTCTTTTTGTGCTATAATAGTCCCATACGCGATGAACCCAATGAACTTTGATCTCCTTCGCCCTCACCAGCAGCGCGGCACCAATGCCATGCTCAAGTACCGCAAGGGACAGATCATTGTTCCTACTGGTGGTGGCAAGACTCTGAAGATGATCTATGATGCCATTCGCCAACTGCTTTCTGACACTCCTCAGACCATTGTAGTGGTTGCTCCTCGCATTCTCCTGGCAGAGCAATTGTCCTCCGAGTTTCTTGAGCACATCACCAACGCAAAAGTATTCCACATTCACAGTGGCGAAACTCATCACGAGTCTTCTACTCGCCCCTATGAGATCCGCCAGTGGGTTGAGAACAATGCTTCCTCCCACAAACTGATCTTCACCACCTATCATTCCCTTTCTCGCCTTCAAGTGGCAGGGATTGCTGTTGACACCATTTACTTTGATGAGGCACACAACAGCGTTCAGCGCCACTTCTTCCCTGCTACCGAGCACTTTGCTACTGAGGCACAACGCTGCTACTTCTTCACTGCCACTCCTAAGCACTCGCTTGCTGTTGGCAAACCTGGCATGAATGACTCCTCTGTTTATGGGCAGGTGATCTGTAAGGTTCCTGCTCCCGAGTTGGTTCAGGGTGGTTACATTGTGCCCCCTAAGGTTGTTGTCAAGCAACTGGAGATGGTTAAGGGCAAGCAAACCAACTACGATCGGGATGCCGAGAATCTTCTGGAAACCATTGATGACAATGAGGTTGGTAAGATTCTGATCTGTGCCAAGGCAACTAAGCAGATCGTTGCTCTGGTTTCCGAGACTGATTTCTGCAAGGAACTGGAGGATCGTGGTTACTCTTGGATGTACATCACCGCCAAGACTGGTGCTGTGATTGATGGTCAGAAGGTGAATCGTGACGTGTTCTTTGACACTCTGAGTGCCTGGGGCAAGGACAACGACAAGAAGTTTGTTGTTCTTCACCACAGCATCCTGAGTGAGGGCATCAATGTGTCTGGTTTGGAGGCAGTTCTGTTCATGCGCAATATGGACTACATTGGCATCTCTCAGACCATTGGGCGTGCTATTCGCCTTCACCACGATGATGCCAAGGGTCTCCGCGATGGCAGCATCCAACCTGGCAACCTGAACCAATACACCAAGAGTTTCGGTCTGGTGTGTGTGCCCGTTTACAGCAAGGTGGGCATCAGCACCGCCAAGTCGGTTCAGGCAGTGGTGGATACCATCTTCCAGAAGGGCGAACCTGCCGTATCGGTGGTGCGCCGCTGAGCACTGACCCCCACCTATGGTGGGGGAAACCCTGATTTTTCTGCAATTTACCCGCAACCGACCTATGGCACCTTCACCGCAACCAAACCACCGATTTTTCTAAAAGTATAATGAAAGAAGGATTTGTCACTAAAGACGGATATGCTGCCGTCCCATATGGAAACCAATTGATTGTAATTTACAATGGAGAACAGTTAAAACTGTGCAGGACAGTATCATCTGCCAATAAATTCATCAAAGATCACCGTGCCAATCCAAAAAGTGGCACAGTGTTCATTTGACCAGCACCAACCCAGAGTAGAATTCAAGTTCATTCAACCCATTATGAAAACCAAATCAAAGTTCGTTTGCGTCAGTCCACTATCAAGCAAGGCAAAGAACAGGTTTGCCAATCAGATGGAGAAGTTTCATTCTTGTCTTGTTGAGCAAGAAACTGATGATATGCTATTCCTTGCTTCCCTGAATAAGCAATACTTCTTCTGGGTGCCAAAGAAAGGTAATGAGCACTGGAAGGTTGAAAAGTGATTTAGAATTAAACTATCTTAAATAGTAGTAGAATAGGAGAAAACTATGGTTGCTCTGTTACTCACAACAACCATATCATGCACACAAGCGTTGAGTATTGTTCACCGTCTTGTTAGTGTTGTAGGACTTACTGAAGTTCAAAAATCCGAAATTATCCAAGAAGTCCGTAAAGTTATTCCTTCCTGCCCCATTAAAGTAGTAAAAAAATGAATGAAGAAACTCAAACTGAAAAGTGGAATCGCGGACTGACTCTCTTTGAGGAAAGTGTGCTCAAACCAGATGCTGAACTTCGCAACTGTGCTCACAATCAACTTTGTTACAATGAACTCATGGCAGTTCGTGAGAATGTGTTAGAATATCTTAAAACATTAAGACAATGAATGTTTCATACATTTACTTTATTATCTTCTTTTGTGTTGGTTACTTGATTGTAACAGATCAATCCGTAGCGAGGGCATTCTATATGCTTACTCAATTGGCAAGAGTAGAATATGAAAAGGTAAAGTGGTGGATCTTACACAATCCAGCAAATCCTATTGTAAAGTATATGATGTGGAGACGAGCATATAGACTTGCGAAAGAACTACAACAAGAGTTAGAATCAAGAAATAAATAATCATTATCTTAATAATACATATGCTCTCTACGCAATACCGCATTCGCCTTGAAGAAATCTGCAACAAAATTGCGATGCACAAGGAAGTGGGTTTGGAAGATATGATTTGGGCAGAGAAATTGGCAAAGGCAAATAGATCAGCTGCAACTATTCTCAGGCAAGCGAGACGCCGTGCTGCCAACCCCGATATGAAAGAGGGCAGTTTAGATGACTTTATGAATGCACTGGACTTAGGTGATCCTGATCCTTCAAATCATCGCACAGGATTCAATGGTGCGGATGATATTATTGACTTCTTTACTGGGGACAAACCAGACGATTGGAGACAAAGAGACTGATGAAGTATCTTATTTTTGTTATGACATTTATGGCACTTCCAGCGAATGCCATCACTTGGAACCAATTCTGGAGACCATTTAACAATGG